CTGTGGCACAATCGACAGTTAAATTAATAGTTGATGCACAGAACGCAATAGCACCATTAAAAAGAGTTAATGAACAAACAAAAAATTTAAGTAATAGTACAAATAAATTAAAAAATAAACTAAACGAAGGAAAAAAGTCTTTCGATAAATTTGGAAATTCTAGTAAAAGAGCATCATCAAATGTTAATACTTTACTTGGTACTTTAAGAAAATTAGCTGCTGCTTTTGCTGTTATACAGACAGCAAGGTTTATTTTTGTTAAAACTGCTGAGCTTGAAACTCAAAGAGCAAGTCTTGAACAACTTACAGGCTCTTTAGAAAAGACTAATAAAATTATTAAAGATTTACAAGATTTTGGTGCTGTTACACCTTTTACAAGTAGTGAATTAATAGAGCAAACAAAAAGATTAAAAGCCTTTGGTTTTCAAACCGAAGAGCTTGTTGATACAACAAAAAGACTTGCAGATGTAGCTGGTGCTACTGGTGCTGACCTTACAGGAATTGCAACAGCCTTTGGTCAAATAAGAGCAAAAGGAAAGCTTCAACAAGAAGAAAACTTACAATTATTGGAAAGAGGAGTAAATATTACTGATGAACTTAAGAAAATAACTAAATTGCAAGGCGATGAATTTGAATCTGCTATGAGAAAAGGGGAAATTGGTGCTGATCTTGTGAATCAAGCATTAATAAATCTGACAAGTCAGGGAGCTATTTTTGCTGGTGGTGCAACAAAACAAGCAGACACTTTGAATGGAAAACTATCAACTCTGCAAGATACGATTGATACTCTTGCAAGAACCATCGGGGAAGAATTAGGCGATGAGATAAAAAGCGTTTTAGATTTAGCTATAAGTGCTGTAAAAGAAATAAATAAATTAGTTGAGAGAGTAGGTGTTGCTAACAAAGTTGGTCGAATAAATCTTGCAAACATTGATATGGCAGCTAAAAAAGAAGCTAGGCAACAAATAAGAGAAGAAAAAGGATTTATTGGAACTATTAATCCATTTGGTGAAAATAGAAAAAAAGAAAGAGAATTAGCTGAAGCTATTAAGAAGAGAAAAATAGAGGAGTTTCTGGCAACAAAAGAAAAGGAAAAACAAACCAAAAAAACAGATGAACTAACAAAATCTATTAAAAAATCAAAAGAAGAAGCTCAAAAATTAAAAGAACAAACAAAAGAAACAACTCTTGCTTTTGAAAAAATGATTACACCTACAGATCTTTTAAATCAAAATCTTGGTCAAACAAATCTTTTTGTTGGTTCTATAGATAGTAAAACTTTGAAATTATCTGAAAGTTTTGTAAATATTACAAGCGAAGCAGACCAACTAAAACAAAAGTTTATGGAGATTGGTCAAGCTGTAGAGCAAGGTATTGTCTCTAACCTTACTGACGCTGTGATGGGAACACAGACACTTGCACAGGCAGCAGTGAATGTATTAAATCAACTAAAAAGAAAACTTGTAGAGGTAGCAATACAAAGGGCTGTTTCTGGAATAGGAAACTTTATTGGTGGTGCATTAGGTGGCATATTTGGTGGAGGAGGTGGAAGTAGTTTTCGTACAGATTTAGGCGGTATTATCTCAGCACCTATGTTATCACCAGTTAAAGGTCTTAAATTTGCTAACGGTGGTCGGCCACCAGTAGGCAGAGCTTCATTAGTTGGAGAACGTGGCCCTGAATTGTTTGTTCCTTCTACTGCTGGTACGATTATTCCAAACAATAAACTTGGAGGGGGTACAACTAATATTGTTAATGTTTCCGTTGATGCGTCTGGTTCTGCTGTATCTGGTAATAATCAAGATGCACAGGCACTTGGAAATGTCATAGGTGCTGCGATTCGTGCAGAACTTATCAAAGAAAAACGTGCAGGGGGTTTATTAAGTAGGTAATGGCAACTTTTCCATCAATACAGCCAACATATTCTGGCTTTAGAAAAACAAGTTCACCAAAGGTGAGAACAACAGCTTTAGGTGATGGCTATCAGTTCAGAGCTTTATTTGGCTTGCCTTTGACACAAGACCCAAAAGTATATGACCTAACTTTTGTAGTATCTGAAGAACAATCAGATATTATTGAGGCTTTTTTAAGAAGCAGGGTCAACGATCAGGATAGTTTTACATTCACACCACCATCCGAAGGGTTTACAAAAACAGGAACATATTCACAGTCATCATCTACCACTGTGACAATAACAATTTCAAATCATGGCCTTGCTATTGGTGATGTCGTAACTATTGACTATACATCTGGATCTGCTGTTGATGGTTCTTTTGCTGTGGTCACAACGGCTGATGATAATACTTTTACTGTTACGGCTGCGGCAAGTGCCACAAACTCAGGAAATGTTTCTGTAACTTTATCTGGTGCTGGTAAATTTATCTGTAAATCTTGGTCAAAACAAATTCCATACAATAATAGGGCTATCATTACAACAACATTTGAGGAGGTATTTGAACCATAATGGCAATCCCTACCGCAGAACTTCAATCTTTATCTAATAAATCAATAATAGAGTTGTATTCAATAACTCTTGTTTCAGCATTGCATGGTTCAACAAATGTAAGCCGCTTTCATTCTGGTGTGGGCATGAACAGTAACAGCTCAATAATTTGGCAGGGCAACACTTATGATAAATTTCCAGTTATTGCTGAGGGGTTTGAATACACAGGTAAAGGCACACTGCCAAGACCTACTCTGACAGTCTCAAATATTCTTGGAACTATTACAGCATTGATGGCAACAGCTAACGCTACAACACCATTTAATGACTTACAGGGAGCAAAATTTATAAGACATAGAACAATGGCTCAGTTTTTAGATGCTGCAAACTTTCCATCAAATCAAAATCCTTTTGGCACTCCATCAAGCACAACAGAATTACCACAGGAGATATATTTTATTGATAGAAAAGTTATTGAAAATAGAGAAATCGTTCAATTTGAATTAGCTAGTGTTCTTGAATTGAATAATATTCGTTGCCCTAAATTACAAGTAACAAGAAAAGATTTCCCCTCTGTTGGTACTTTTGTAAACGCATGAACTGGAAAGAGCAAGCTGCTATACACGCTAATAAACAAGCTCCTAAAGAGTCTTGTGGTTTGTTGGCTATTATCAAAGGCAAAGAAACTTATTGGCCTTGTAAAAACCTTTCAGAGTCACCAGATGAATTTTTTGTTATAGATCCAGATAATTGGGCAGACTGTGAAGATGAAGGAGAACTAATTGCAATAATTCATTCACACCCTTATGGTTCTGCCTTACCATCTGAAGCGGATAAAGCATCTTGTGAGCATCTTGGTTTACCTTTTTATATTTATAGTGTTCAGCAAAAAAATTGGATAGATTTTGAGCCATCAGGTTATACATCTGGTTTATATGGCCGCACATGGATTTGGGGTAAGCATGACTGTTGGAGTTTAATTACTGATTATTTTTTAAATAAAAAACAAATAAATTTAAAATTTTGGCAAAGACCTAAAAGTATAAAAACCTTTTGTGAAGATCCATATTTTGAAAAAGTTTTAACTGGTTCTGGTTTTAAACAAGTTTCGAAAGATAATATTATCAATGATGATGTTTTGCTTATGCAAGGCCCTGATGAAAAATTAAATCACGTTGCATTATATATTGGCGATCAAACAATATTGCATCACAACATAAGACAGTTGAGTTGTAGAGAATTATATGATTTAAGATATATAGAGGCCACAAAAAAGGTTTATAGATATGAAGCTTAAAAAAATTAAAGTTTATGGGAGATTAAGAAAGTTTCTTGGGCAGTCGTATTTTGAAGCGGCTGTTACAAGTCCAAAACAAGCATTTCATTTTTTGATTGCAAATTTTCCAGAGGTTGAAAATCACATGATGAACCAGTTGTATAAGATTAAAATGGGCGGTATGGAAATTACAGAGGATTTATTAACTTTACAAAGTGACGAAGACATACAAATTATTCCTATTGCTATAGGTGCTAAAGGAATTGTGGTAGGTGGATTATTGTCGGCTGGTGGGGCTGCTGTTGCTGGTGGAACTATTTTAGGAAGCACATTACTAGCAACAACAGTTTCAACTGCTTTAACAGCTATTGGTACTTCAATGCTTGTAAACGAAGCAACACAACTTTTAATGCCACAACCACCTGTGCCTTCTGGTGTTATGGCTGATAGCTTTTCACAAAATGATCCTACATTTCAATCTTTTGGTTTTGGGTCAATACAAAATGTAGCAAGGGCTGGTGTTCCTGTGCCAATAATATATGGAGAAGTTTTTACAGGATCAGTTGTAATCAGTTCTGGTATTGATACTGTTCAAGTAGAGGGAACAACCTAATGCCTTTTGTATCAGGATTTTTTGGTCCAGTCACTGACTTGCTTGGGATTACAAATCCAGATTTGCCTAATGATGCACTGCAATCAAAGCAATTTCAAACGCTGATTGAATTATTAGGATCAGGAGAGATAGAGGGGTTTCCAAGTGCTACAGGTAGCAAAGGCTCAACTGAATATAACACCTCTGCATTAAAAGACGTATTTCTTAACTCAACTCAAGTTTTACAACAATCAGCAGGCACAAATCCAAATGATGAAGATTTCAACTTTCAAAATATTAGTTTTGAGCCTAGATTTGGTACATCAGGCCAAACAGCAATTGCTGGAATATCAGAGACAGAATCAGAAACTAGCGTGGGTGTAACGGTAACACAATCAACACCAGTTTCAAGGCAGATAACAAATACAAATATTGATGCTGTAAGAGTTACACTTGGTTTTCCAACTCTTCAAGAGTTTGAAGATAATGGAGATATAAATGGTGCTGAAGTTGATCTTACAATTCAAACCATAGAAAATGATGGCACAACAACAACTGTTATAACTGACACTGTAAGAGGAAGAACAGCAAGCACATATTTTAGAGATTATAAAATTAATTTGCCATCTGGTACTAGCTTTCCTGTTACTATCAGAGTAAATAGAACCACAGCAGACAGTACAGAAACAACGCTGCAAAATAGTTTTCAATGGTCATCTTTTACAGAAATAATTAATGAATCAAGAGCCTATGCAAATTTTGCTCATGTAGCTTTACGTTTTGATGCTGAAACGTTTCCAAATCAGCCAAGACGTATGTACAGAATAAGAGGAACAAAAATAAAAATTCCTCATAATGGAACTGTCAGGGCTGATGGATCTATCAGTTATAGTGGAACATTTAACGGGACTTTTAAAACAGATAAAGAATATTCAAATGATCCAGCTTGGATATTATACGATTTGCTTACAACATCAAAAGGTTTTGGAGATCATATTGCAGAATCATCACTAGATGTTTTTAGCTTTTTCTCTGCTAGTCAATATGCAAGTGAACAAGTAGATGATGGAAGTGGCGATGGAAATATGGAGGCTAGATTTTCTTGCAATGTGGTTTTGAACAGCCAACGTGCCGCCTACGATACCATTAATAATCTTGCCTCTGTTATGAGGGCAATGCCTTTTTATTCAGCAGGAGCAGTAAATATAAGCTGCGATAAACCTACAGATGCAAGTTATATTTACAATCTAAGCAATGTTTCTGAAGCTGGTTTTACCTATTCCAGTGCTAGTAAAGACACAAAATTTACTGTTGTTAATGTTTCTTACTTTGATATGGAAACAGCCGAGATAGATTATGAAACTGTAGAAGATACAGCTTTGCAGGCAAAATATGGCATTGTAACAAAAAACTTAAATGGCTTTGCCTGTACATCAAGAGGCCAAGCGGCAAGGCTTGGACGTTGGTTTTTATATACACAAAACAATGAAGCAGAAACAGTTACATTTACAGCATCGTTAGAAAGCGGAACAATAGTAAGGGTTGGAACTGTTATTAATATTGCAGACCCTATGAGGGCAGGAGTAAGAAGGGGAGGACGTATTAAGACAGGAGTATCTACAACTCAGATTATTGTTGACGATCAAAACAATACAGATTTAGCATCTACAGGATCAGCAACTTTATCTGTAATTTTATCTGACGGCTCTTTAGAAACCAAAACAATAAGTGATATCACAGGTGCAACCATAACTGTAGATTCTGCATTTAGTTCAGTACCGCAAACTAACAGCGTTTGGGTGATAGAAAATACATCTGTTGAGCTTCAAACTTTTAGAGTTGTATCTGTTACAGAGCAAGAATTATTAAATTATCAAATAGTTGCTGTTGTTCATGATCCAAATAAATATGCATTTGTAGAAGATGGCACAGCATTGCCAACAAGAACAATAACAACTCTAACTGCACTAAAAGATGCACCAAGCAGCTTACAGGGAACAGAACAGATAGTTGTCTTAAATAACAGGGCTGTAAGTAAATTATTTATTCAATGGCAACCTGTAAGCGGTGTCACTGAGTATATGGTTCAATATAGATTTAAAAATGAAAACTTTATTTCTGAACGTGTAACTAGATCAGATTTTACAATTTTTGAAACTTTAAATGGTACTTATGAAGTAAGGGTTTTTAGTTACAACGCACTTGGGAAACCAAGTACAAACCCAGCAACGACAACATTCACTACTGTTGGTAAAACAGCTTTGCCAGCAGATGTGCAGAATGTACAAATAGAACCTTTATCAGATCAGTTTGTACGACTACGTTTTGACAAATCAACAGATGTTGACGTTATTCATGGTGGGAACGTAGTAATTCGTAGCTCTAACCTGACAACAGGAGCAACTTTCACAAATGCAATTGATGTTGTACCAGAACTTTCTGGAAATATCAGCGAGTCAATTGTGCCAAATATTGTAAATGGAACTTATCTTCTTGCCTTTAGGGACGATGGCGGAAGACTTAGTGCAAATGCCGCATCAATAAAAAATATAAACACTAAACCTGATGTTTTTCCGAAGCTGACAATTTTAGAAGATAGAGAAGATTTAGATAGCCCACCTTTTCAAGGAACAAAAGATGATTGTTTTTTCTCTGATGAAGTAAATGGTCTAGTTTTAGGATCAACAACTTTATTAGATGATGTAACAGATTTTGATGCTATAGCTGATTTTGATTTTCTTGGTAATGTTGATTTTTTAACAGGCGGTCAATATTTTTTCAAATCAACTCTTGATCTTGGGGGAAAACAACCTTTAAAACTACTCAGGCATTTTGTAACGCAAGGTTTATTGCCTAATGATTTGATTGATAAAAGGACTGCAAATGTCGATACGTGGACAGATTTTGACGGAGCCACCGCATTCAATGTCAACGCAACTTTATCCGTTGCTACAACTGACTCTGATCCTGATTTGTCAGTATCAGCTACATATACAATTAATGATGGTTCTGGCGGTGCAGGCACAACAATTACAATTACAAAGTCATCACATGGTTATAGTGTTGGAAGTCTTGTAACTCTTGATTTCACTTCTGGAACTGGTGTAGATGGTGACTATATTATTCAATCTGTTCCTAACGCAAATACTTTTACTTTAACCTCTGCAACTTCTTTAAATACAAGCGGCAATTGTACATATTCAGCAGAATTTGAACCTTATCAAAAGTTTGTTAATGGTACTTATATTGGAAGAGGTTTTAAATTTAAATGCGATTTATTATCGACTGACCCAGCACAATCAATAGAAATAGATCAACTTGGATATACAGCAGAATTAGAAAGCAGAACAGAAACAAGTCTTGGTAATGCAGCAGCATCAAGTGGTGGATTTATTGCAAGCGGAACTTCTACAAAATCAGTTACTTTTACAGAAAGTTTTTTTACAGGTCAGTCAGGAACAAGTGTCGCTGCTAACTCTGTTTTACCATCAATAGGAATAACAATAGAAAATCAATCATCAGGAGATTTCTTTGTTTTATCGAATATTTCTGCAACAGGCTTTGATATAGATATTAAAAATGGATCTAGTAATGTAAACAGAAACTTTAAATATGCAGCTACAGGCTTTGGACGTGGTAGTTAAGAAATGCTGTTTGACTTGGATTTTTTAAAGAATACAAGTAAAATGAGTTTAAATATTAATTTATTTTTATTTGTTATTACTTAATGCTTGTAATTTACTTTTAAAAATATAATTAAATAACTCTCAAACCTATTGGTATAACTAAGATGTCTCCACAACATGATTATATAATCGATAATTCCACAGGCGCCAACGTCCGTTCAGACATCAATAGTGTTTTACAGGCGATAGCAAGTAATAATTCTGGCTCGTCAGCACCGAGTACAACTTATGCTCTACAGTTTCATGCTGATACTACAAATGATATTTTGAAACTAAGAAATGCTGCAAATAACGCTTTTGTTAATTTGAGAAAATTTGACGGTAGCTTGCCTTTACCAGATGGTTCAGTTTCAAGCCCCTCATTATTTTTTGATGACGATACAAACACAGGAATTTTTTCTGGAGGTGCAGATGAGATAAATATTGTGGCTGGTGGTTCTAGAAGAGCAGATTTTGGAAATGCAATAGTGTTTAATGAAGATGGTGCAGATGTAGATTTAAGAATTGAAGGCGATACAGAAGCAAATTTATTTTATGTTGATGCGGGTAATAATCGCATAGGTATAGGTACAAATGATCCACAAACACCAATCCATGCAAAATTTAATGGTGGTGTTGTATTTAGATTAGAAGATTCTTCCGATAATAATTATTCTCATATATTCAATACTTCTGATGACCTTTTCATAAGTGCGGACAGAAATAATACTGGTTCAGGAAATTTAGTCTTTAGAAATGGTGGAACTTCAGAACGCATGCGTATAGATTCGTCTGGGAGAGTTGGAATAGGTACAACAACAATAGGTAATAAGTTACAAGTGCATGAAGCAAGTAGCAATGCTAGCTTTGCCGGTTTTAGCAATGATACTACTGGATCAAGCTCAAGTGATGGACTTATTGTTGGTGTTGATTCAAATGAAGATGGTCTTCTTTATCATTACGAAAATAAAGCTATAAGGTTTGGCACTAATAATGCAGAACGTATGCGTATAGATTCGTCTGGCCAAGTTGGAATAGGTACAACAAGTCCAGATAATAATGTAGAAGTTGCTAGTGCTGAACATACAAGTATTTTACTGCAATCCGATAGGACAAGTTCTTCATCTAATATCGGTTCTATTGATTTTAGAAGTGCTTCAACAGATGTAGCTAGAATACAGAGCTTAGCTGATGGGACAATAAAGTTCAGAAATACTTCATCTTTAACAGAACGTATGCGTATAGATACGTCTGGGAACGTAGGTATAGGTACAACAAGTCCAAGCGACAAATTAACTATTTCACAAGCTACCACAGGAAGTCTTTTATTAATAGAAACAACAAACAATAACACAAGGGCGCAGGCTGAATTAAAAGGTAAAGATTCAAGTGGGAATGCTGTTCGTTTGAGGTTAGGAGGAGATGGTGATTCTCATGGAAACATTTTTACGGTAACAAATCATAAATTAGGTTTTGCCACAAACAATGCTGCACCTCAAATGGTTTTAGATACGTCTGGAAACGTAGGCATAGGTACATCAAGTCCTAGTGAGAAACTTAATGTCTCAGGTAATATATTAGCCACTGGCACAATAACCCCAAACTCAGATATAGCCTTTAAAAAAGATATACAACCTTTAACAAATGTTTTAAATAAAGTAACACAATTACTAGGTATTAATTTTACATATAAAAATAACAACGAAAAATCTATGGGATTAGTAGCCCAAGATGTAGAAAAAGTTTTTCCTGAGTTAGTCAGAGGCGAGGAAGGTAATAAAAGTTTAAATTATATGGGATTAACTGGTGCATTGATTGAAGCAATAAAAGAGTTATCAGCAAAAGTTGAAGCACTTGAAGCCGCTTAGTATAATAAGTTTACATATTAAATTTTTATGACCCCACAGGAACTTTACGAAGAAACAAAATCTATTCTTGATTCTGATATCCAACAGGCACAACAAATTCAATCTGATATACAGGCAAAACAACAACAGTTGAATCAATTAACAACAAAAATTATTGGTAATCAAAAGTTAGTAGAAGGTCTAAAAAAAGTTGATGGTGTTTCTGATGAAGAAAACACTTAATATATAATCAAAGTATTACAAAATTATTATGGCTGTTACATGGAGTATCGTTGCTTTAGATGCAACAAAAACTGTAGGTAATTTATCTGATGTCGTAACCACTGTTCACTGGACTGCCAGCGATGCAGATGGAGATCATACTGGTTCTTCTTATGGTGCTGTAGGACTTGCTGAAGCCGATAGTGGATCTTTTACTGCTTATGCAGATATAACAAAAGATAATGCTGTAGCTTGGGCTAAAGCTGCTTTAGGTGCTGATGAAGTGACAAGTATAGAAACATCTATTGCTGCACAGATAACAGAATCTAAAACACCTACAACAACTACTGGTGTTCCTTGGTCATAGTAAGAACTGACCAATAAGCATTGAAATTAATATAAAAACGATTATTATTGAGCTTTATTCTTTTTAATAATGCTTAAAAAAGTACTAACACTTGCTGCTGCTTCAGCACTATCAACACCCGCTTTTGCTGGATTCTATGTAAATGTAGAGAATAATGGTTCTTATACAGGTAAAGATTTTACAGGAAGCGGAACGGATCTGCATCTTGGCTACGAGAATGGTAATGCTTTTGGTAGTTATTATATTCAAGGTGGTGCGTACCTTAACAATCCTGACAATGGAGATTCAGAAACAAACTTCTCTGGTAAAGTTGGTGGTTCTGTAGTTGCATCAAAAAATATTGATGTATATGGTGAGTTTTCAATCGTGACTGACGATACTAATTCTTACGGAACGAAGGTTGGTTTGAAGTATAAGTTCTAGTCATCATTGACAGTGATACATAGAGAGGAGCTAATGCACAAATAGAGCAGAAAGTTATAATGGTGACAGGTACTAATGCTTTAGCAAAGGCTTCTCTCATGGCTAAAATCTCTCAAATATTATCTATTTTAAGTTTTATTATTTCTACGTCAATGCTTGGCGGTGGCGTCTATGCTTACAAGTATTTTTCTTCAGAGCAATTTAAGACAAGAGTAATGAATGAAGTTATGGAAAGAGTGACAGAAATTTTACCATCACAGATTAATAAAAAATTACCAACATCTACTGGTAAATCATTGCCTCTTTAATGGAAATACCAGAGATTGTTATACCAGAAATAGTAATTCCAGAAATAAATCTTCCTCAGACTTACATACCTAATTACGAATATTCAAATATTAATGTTATTGGCTGTAATTATTATCATAGAGACACAAGAAATACTGGCAACAGAAATCTTATATTAGATGATCCTAATGGTGTTATAACAGATTGCCCCTTTCCATCATTTACACCTTTAATTTATGATGCACAAAATTTAATTATTACAGAACAGGCAGCACCAGTTACAGAGCAAGAAAAGTTACCAGAGGGCAAACCACCAAAAACAGAAATACCAAAAAAGAAAGATGAAGAACCTTTAATACCTGATTGCCCTGACAAAAATGATCGTAGAATTGGAGAATATACTTCAGAGGCTCGCACTGAAAGAATTAA